AGCGTGGCCATCACGGCCTCGTCGACAAGCCGGAGCTGGATGCCCTCGGTCGCCATCAGAGCCCCTTCAGCGTATCGCGCCGGAAGACGCGGGTGGAAGGGTTCGCGCGGATGGCGCCGCCGCCGGCCTGGTCGGGCACCTGGCCGCCATCGTCGATCGCGACGATGCCCTTGGCGACGTCCTTCAGCCAAGCGATCGCGTTGTTGTAGTTGCGGGTGACGATCGAGTCCTTGTCGGCCGCCTCGCCATGCAGGAAGTAGCGCGCGAGATCCGCGGCGACCTTGACCAGGACGGGCGGCACGACGGAAAGCGGCAGCGCATACTGCTTGCCGATATAGCCGTCGATCGCGCCGTCGGCATCGGCGAGCGCCCGGCCGACCACGACCGCATCGATCGTGCTCGGCGGGACATTCGTCCGATCGGTCAGCTGCTCCAGCTCGGTTGAGCCGAAGCGGTCGACCAGATCCTGGCTGACGGCGTAGGTCATGACTTCAGATCAGCTCCACCTTCAGCTTCGGCTCGGCGAAGATGGCCTCCAGCTGCTCGGGGCTCTTGAAGGCCTCGATCGGGTGGTCGACCGCCGCCTTGGAATGGGCGATGCCGCCGCGCCGGAAGCCCTCGACCTTCGACTTGATGCGCAGCCCGGCCGGCAGTTCATCACCATGCTCGGCTTTCCAGGCGTCAAGCTCGGCGGAGAAGCGCGGGAACTCGGCCCGGAATTCGGCATCGGCCGAGCCGGCCTGCACATCCGGTGCCTCCGACTCGGCGGAGCCGGCCGTATTGCCGGCTCCGCCCTGGCCGTCGCTCTCGGGGGGATCATCCGTCGAATTGGTCCCCGTCGCCGCCCCCGACGACGGGGCATCCGAAGCCGGCGCGGCAGCCGACCCGGATGTTTCGGTATTGCCCGCGGCCTCCTGGATCTGGGCCTTGGTCTTCGATGCTTTTGCCATCGTTCGATCCTCGTTTTCGGGTCTTTGAGAAGAAGCCCGAGGGCTGCTTTTCAAAAACCCGCCGGCCAGGCCGGCGGGCTGAGACTACTGTCGAGCGTTAGTCAGGCGGGTCGAAGCAGGGCGTGAGCAGCCACCGTCCGTCGAAGTATCGACGCATATGCATGGCTCGATGCCACCGGCCCGCAGCGCAGCCCAGTGCCAGGGCGACCAGGCAAACCACCAGAATTGCGAGTGCGACCGTGACGATGCGCATGACGTCGGCGACGACGATCGCCGTCACCAGGTCGTGGGGCGCGGCGACGACGGTCTCGGCCATGACGGGTGCAGTGAACAACACAGGGGTGAGCGCGATCGCCGCGATGGCGAGGCAGCTTAGAAAGAAAAGAGGTCGAAGGAACAGTTTCATGGAATGGTCCTCTTGGGTCTTGCGGAAACAGCCGATCAAAGCGGCTGCTTCTGAAAAACCCGCCGGCACCGTTGGGAGATGCCGGCGGTTGGAGAGCAGGCCAGGCGATCAGGCCAGCCAGGGAACGACGAGCAGCTCGGCGGTGCCCATCCACTCGTTGGTTTCGCCGCCGGTGGCGAGCTGGTTTTTGAGAAGCTTGAGGCCGGCCTGTTCGAGCGACGGCGGCACGACCAGGAGGTCGGGCTTGACGCCGATCGGTCGGCCATAGTCGCCCTTCATCTCGCCGAGCGCGGCGCGTGCGGCGGCATAGTGGGTTGCGTCCAGCGTCTGCTTGGAGCCCCAGCACCACTGCCAGAAACCGAAACCGGCAGCCCAGCGGCCGTCAGCGCCGTAGAGGAACTGCTTGTTCATGAAGACGTTGTCGTCCTCGGGCCGGTCCTTGTTGACGAACTGCGCTTCCTTGCGGATCTGCAGGATCACCGGGTTGATCGGCTGCTTGCTGTCGATCAGGAACCAAGCCGTTCCGGCACCGCCATCGGTATTGGCGACCGACTGCACATCGCCGTTCTCGTCGAGCACCGGGTGATCGGTGTCGAAGAAATTCTGGTCGTCATAGCAGGGCGTGGAGAAGCCGGCGGCCAGCATCGCGAACACCAACTGATCCTTGCTGGAGCCGACTGCCCGACCCATGGCGGTGAAGCGCGGCGCGTAGATGCCGAGGTTGTCGTCCTCGATGTCATCGCGATCGACGCCGATCGTCTCCTCGTAGGGCTCGTTTTCGATCTCATAGTCATACTGCTTGAGACCATGGATCTGGCGCGGGCCGATCCACTTGCGCATGCCCGGCAGGTCGCCCAGCCAGCCGTACTTGTTCTTGCGCGTGGTCGAGTTGAAGCGGGTGGCGACGCGCTCCCACTGGCTGGGGGCCTGGGAAATGCCCGCCTGGAAGGCGGTCGAGAAGCCGGCGCGGAGAGCGTCGAGGTTGGCGGCATTGACGAGCATAGACGGTGTTCCTTGTTGCGTTGAGGAGCGCGCCCTGGCTTTAGGCGCGCTCGATTTCGAAGAGGCAGTTGGCGACGGTGGCGGTGGCGTTGGTGCCGCCCACGGTGAGCGACAGCTCGTCGCCGGCCGCGACGGTGTTCGCGGCGGTGGGCGCCGCAAAGTCCTTGTCGCCTGCCGCCGATCCGGCCTGGGTAATGGTGATGACGCCGTTGGTGATGGCGTTGCCGCCGATCTTGCCGGTGAGCGTGGCGTCGCCGGTGGTCAGCACGCCTTCGGTGATCGAGGAGATGTTGACCACCTTGCCCGCGACCGGAGACATCACGCGGTAGACGTTGGCGCCGACCAGGGTGGCGACACGGATCGGGACGAAGATGCGGTCACCGCTGAGCACGGCCCGCAGGATCGCCTCGTTGAAGAGGACGTGAACGCCGGTGTCCTCGACGCCGACGATGACGCCGGCCGCCGACCGCGTCGCCAAGCCGGCGGTGAGGCCATTGGTCTTGGCGACCGTCTGGTCATCGACGGCATAGCAGGGCTTGCCGATATCGGCGGCGGTGATGGCGTCGGCAGCGGCCGAGTTTGCCAGCTTGAAGACGCCGGTGCCGACCTTGATCTGCTCGTCGCCCGCAGCGCCGGCCGAGTTGTCGACACGCTCCATGGCGATGCCGACGCCGATCAGGCCAAGCGCCGTCTGGCCCTTGGTGACGTCGCCGGCCGAATTGCGCATGACGATCGCGCCGCCGTAGATCAGCACGGCGGCGGCAACGCTGGCCGACAGAACGTCGCCGAGCAGCTGGGAGGTGTTACGGTCCTGTCCAAGAGCAGTCATAAAAATCGGTCCTTTGGCTGGGCGCGCGGCCCGTTGATCAGATCAGCCGGAGCGAGGGCCTATGCCTTCGCCTGGTCGGCCAGGTTCTTTTTCATGTCCTCGGGCTTGATGCCGAGCTGCGAGCAGACGGCGAGCTGCGCCTCGGTCAGCTCCTCGCCAGCTTCGCCCTTCCTCGGCGTCTTCAGCTGCGGCGCGGTCAGCACAGGTGCGCTGCCGGTGAAGGTTTCGAACTTCTTGGGATCGGTCTTGTAGAGATCGAGGCCCCATTCCTTCAGCGCCGGAGCGAGCTTGCCGTCCTTGATTGCGGAGTTGACGGCTTCCTCGGCCTTGTCGCCGATCAGCGTCTTCTGCAGCTCCTTCACGTCGTTCTGGAGAGCGGTCACCTGTTCGATCGGCACGAACTTCGTCGGGTCAGGCCGAGCGCCGGCGACGGCGGAGTTCACGGCGGTGAGGATCTCGTCCGCCTTGGCGGTCTCGGCCAGGCCGGCAGCCTTGGCGAACTTCGCCCGATCGGTGACCAGCGAGTTGACCGCCGCCAGGATCTCATCCGGCTTCGCGGTTTCAGTCAGGCCGGCAGCCTTGGCGATCGCCGTCGAGCTGGTCAGGTAGCTGTTGATGGCGGCAACGACGCCGTCTTCGTTGGTGCCCTTGGCGAGGCCAAGAGCGGACAGGATCTTGTCCATGTTGTCTCCGGTCGGGTTGTTGTTCGGAAGGAGGGCACTCGCCGCGACCTGCATCATGTCGAGGGCGGGCGTGTTGGTGAGGCCGGCCATGCGGATCAGCAGAACGCGGCCGGTGGTCTTCTCATGCAGGAAGACGGGCGAGATGTAGCGGTATTCGCCGGCCTTGATCGCGCTGGCGGCCGCCTCGGTCCATTCGACACGGCCGAAGATTCCTTCGGGCCTCGCCTCCAGCTCCTTGATCCAGCCGGCGGCCGGCGCGCGGCCTCCCACGCTCGGTGCGGTAATGGCCTGGTGGTCGTAGTCGACGACCAGGTCGGTAGAACCGGCGAACTGGCGCGTGGTCTCAATGATCTTCTGCATCGACGCCCGGTCGCCGGTGTCATAGGGGCCGCCGTTGCGAGCACGGAACTTGCCGGCCGGCGTCAGCTGCACCCATTTGCCAGCGGCATCGTCCGCCGTGAGGGCGATCGAAAGCGCAGCGACGAGGGTGTTGGCGAGGGCGAATTGCATCGCCGGAATTTGGCTGGTTCGAATGCGTCGTGGCATGGCGACGGCGGTCGCCATGATCGGTTGGACGGCTCGAATGGGGATGCGAAGCTGGGCGGCCACGGTCAGGCCGGTTCGCGAGCTGAACGGTAGCCGAGGGATGGTGGACCGGCAAGGGGCCTAAATTGCGAGCCGAGCTTGGCCCTCCGACAGGCCCTAAAAACGGTTTTGAACGGGTCTACAGCGCGACGGGGCGGTTTTCCGGGCCAGTGGAGCGGCCAAGGGTTGCCGCGCGTTCCTGCTGGCTTCGATAGATGGCCGCCAGATCGCCCAACCAGACGGCCCAGCTCGACGGAAGCCTGCCGGCGACGATGTAGAGATCTTCCTCGCCGCGAAGCGCCCGTCGCATGCCGATGGCATGGTCCGAGATCCGCACCTTGAAGCTGCGATGCGGCATGAAGATGAAGACGTAGTTGGACCGCCCGGCGATGTTGTGCGACCGCGACACCTGGAGCCGTACGGCTGGCAGCGCCTCCTGGAGCGATTTGATGAACAGGCGCGTCGTCCGCTCAACCGCCAGCATTGGACAACCCGCCGGCCATCTTGTCGTTTGCCGCCTTCACGATCATCGAGAAACCCGCCTTGCCGGGATTATAAGCCCAGCCCGGATCGATGCCGTCCGGCACCGTCGTCGTCTCGCCGGTGCGCTTGTTGACGTAGGTCGTTTCGCCCCCAGGCACCGGCTCGAACTTCAGCTCCTCGCCTTCGCGCTGCAGGCGATCGATGTCGCGCTGCGACAGGCTCTGCAGCGTGCAATGACAATTCCAGCCGTTCGGGCAGGCATGGGTGTTCCACCAGGGATGGTCGACCGGCAGCACCGTATTGTGCCACAGGTGATGCAGCGGCCGGGGATGCTCCTGCGCCTCCAGGTGAACGTAGCGGAGGAACGGCCGCGTCTTCTTGCTGCGCTCGAACGACGCCCAGTGGCCGGCGGCGTAGCTGACGCGCATGTTCACGTCGAAGATGGTCTGCAGCCGCCGCACGCTGCCGAGCTGCGACCAGCGCGTCTCGCCGGTGAGCGGGTCGAAGGCCGGCTGCTGGCCCCACCAGCCCTTCGACTGGAGTAGCGGCGTCAGCTCGGCCGCAAACTGCTGGAAGGTTTTTCCCGCGGCCAGGGACTTCTGCAGAGCCGCGTAAATGTCGCCCAGGATGTCGAAGCCGGCCGACTTGGCGACGGTGAACATGGAGGCGTGCGTGTCCTGCCAGACGTCCTGCCAGGCGAAGGAAGGGTCGAGCCGGCCGCCACGCTCGAACAGGGCAGCCAGGGCGTCGATAGGCGGGACCGGCTTTAGCTCTGTTGCCACTTGGCGTCAGCCGATCTTCCCAGACCACCAAAGAGCGACGGCGATCCAGACCGCCACCATCACGGCTGAATAGGCCATGCCATGGCCGTTCTTACGCTGAGAGCTGATGAAGAACCCGAGAAAGGCGCACGCGGCCAGGGCATAGAACACATAGGTCATCCGGAATTCTCCCCTTCAAAGTGTCTCGCTGGCTTCGCCGGCAAGTCGGGCAGCAAAGGCCGATCGGGCGAGCTGCTCGGTGAGCGCGTCGACGTTCAAGCCTTCGAACCGCTTGGCCAGGATGGTCTTGACCTGGTCGACCGAGCTGGCCGCCGCGATCTCGGCCTGCAGGCCGGCGACGATCGGCTTGACCAGCGGCTCCCAGTCGCCCAGCAGATCGTCGGTAGCCTGCTCGACCGCATCGCGCCTGGTCTGAACTTCCGAAACCGAGTTGACCGCCTGCTGCTGATCGACCGGGGGCGGTGCATTCGGATCGACAGGCGCCGGCTGGCGCGGAGCGACGAGCAGCTCCTCGTCCTTCTGCGGCTCCGGCAGCCCGATCTTTTCGAGCATCGTCTTCTTGCCCACCGGCAATCCGAACGGGACGAGCTGGACGACGTTCTTCACCAGCGCATCAACGTCCTCTTCGTCGGGCCGGCCGATGCAGATCCTGGGATACTTCTTCTGGGGTCCCCGGTTGAGATCGACCACTGGCCGGACGAGATCCCGGTTGAGCGAGCCGGCAAGCTGGCGGGCGTCCGCGCCCTCGATGTCTTCGCGCACGCCGTCATGCGTCTTGCCGACCGCATGGCCGCCGGCGATCGCGTCGGTGGTCGCCGTCTGGCCGAGCACGACCTTCGACACCTGGCGATCGAGCCAGTCAGCGCGCTTCTCGTAGAGCTCATGCGAGCCGGCGATGTCGGCCTTGACGAATTCGACCGCCATCGATGCTGGCACGATCGCGGCGTAGTCGACGCCGATGTTGCTCACCGCCTCGAGGAGAACATCCTTGTCGCGCTCGGATGCGCCGGCATCGTATTTGCCGAGGCGCAGGGGCTGGCCGTAGGCCTCGCAGAAGATCGCCCAGTCCTTGGCGGTGAAGCTTTTGAACAGGAACGTCCAGGCGACGGCGCGCGCCAGGCCGCCGCGGATCGGCAGGCCAGATTTCGCCTTGGCCGGGTGAAATACCCATTGATACGGGTTGAGCGGCACGGGCTGGCCATTGTCGTCGCGCAGCAAGGGCGTTGCGCCGTCGACCAGGTCGAAGGTGAACCAGCGCGGATCTCGCCAGGCCAGCCGCTTTGGCATCCACTGCTTCTCGGACGTATCCCAGACGATCTCGTTGCAGGAGAAGCCCTTGCCAATGGCGTCGAGCACGTCGATCAGTTCGTCGGCGAAGCCCTCACGCTCGACGACGTCGCGCACGAGCTGCGCACAGGCCTCGCCCTCGGCGTCCTCGGTGCCCGCTTCAACGGTGATCTGCAGGCGGGACACCTGGCGTTTGCGCACGCCGAGCACGCCGGCATAATGAAGGTCGCGTTCCTCCATGTCCTCGGCCAGCGCCAGATACTGCTCCGGGTCGCCGTCGATCGACGACTTCAGGATGGTTGCCAGCCGGCCAGGCGTGAGGCCGGCGGCCGGATGCATGGCGTCGTGCCGGCGCACGCCGCGCGCGGTCGGCGCCGCCTGCTCGACCTTGAGAGCTGCTTTCTCGATCGGCCTGCCAAATTGGTCGACCAGTCCCTTGAAGACATCGGCCATCAGAATATCCCCGGTTTGCGGCGCGCGGACGCCATGCGGAAAGGCCGCTCGCGGTCATTCGGCCGGTCGCGCCAGCCGCCGCCCTGGTCACTGCCGGCGCGTTCTTCAAAGCGGCCCTTGGCAAGCGTCGCCGGCTTGTAATCGTATTCGTGCCACTGCATGCGCGAAGCGAAGTATGCCAGCGCCAGCGCCACCGCGAAGTCGCCGTGCCGCTTGGCGCCGGCCTCGCCGACGCGCTCCGGCGGGATCGAGGGAATGCCGCGGATGATCTTGACCAGGCGAAGGTCGACGACGTGCTCGGCGTCCCTGGTGAGCTGGATGGCGCCGTCTTCAAAGGCCGTTTTAAGCGGCGGGAAATTCTCGTTGTACCATTGGGTGGAGAGCTTGATCTCCCAGACCAGGCCGCCGGGCGTCTTGTCGGTGCGAAGGCCGAAGGCGCGGCCGAGATCCTCCGCGAGGTTCGCGCCCATGCCGGTCGCGTCGATCGCGGCGCCCACCAGGTGGGGCGCATTGCGCAGGATCAGCTCGGCGATCGCCTTCTGCTCGGCGAAGGGCACGTTGCGCATCTCGACCGTCAGCGCCGACCGCCTGGTCAACACCTTGTCGATCGACAGGAGCTTGATCACCGCGGGGTCGGACTTTCGCGCCGGGTCATAGCCGAAGGCGTGCTGCCGGTTCTCGTCCAGGCCTTCCAGCGCCTCCTTGACCGTGTCGAGGTGCAGTTGGAACAGGTGATCGCGCTCCAGCTTCGGCCGCTGCAGATAGTCTGGCGGCAGGGCGATGCGGATCACCGGCGCTTCGTCCGGGTCGATCGTCATGCGCGCTTCGATCAGCGGCGTCGTCAGCCATGCGCCCGAGCCCATGGACGGGATGCAGAACAGTTCCTCGTCGGCGCCGTCGGCATAGAAGTCGATGATCTCCTGGCGCCACTCGGCCTCGCCCTCCGGCGACCACTGCCTTCCGCGCACCAGGCAGATGCGCTGGTAAAGCCCGTCGAGCAGCGCCTGGTCGAAGTCGATGCGCAGATGCGTGCCCGGCCGGCGCTCGTGCAGGATGTCCTGGACGAGCACGTTGAATTCGTTGTCGGCGCCGTTGTGGGTCGAGCAGACGATCACCTGGCCGCCCCACATCAGGAACGCCAACGCGGCCTTCAGCAGCTCCTTCAGATTATCGACGAAGGCAGCCTCGTCGATGATGACGGCGCCCTGCTTGCCGCGCAGCGTGCGCGGTGCCGAGGACAGCGCCAGCACCTCGAAGCCGGAGGCAAAGCGGATGCGGAACGCCTGGATCTGGCGCGTCTCGTCGGGATGCGCCGGGTCGGTGTCGTCGAACAGGAACTCGTCCAGGACGATGGTCGCCTGGGCGAAGGCGCGCGCCCACATGGCACAGGCGTCGATGAACTCGCGGGTCATCTCCTGGGCATAGGAGATGTACATCACGTCCATGCCGCCAGCAGTCCGCGTGCGGCCGGCGCGAAGCACGGCGTAGGAGGCGAGGCCCCAGGTCAGGCCGACGCGCCGGGACTTCTCTATCACCAGGAGCGCAGTGCCGCTTTCCAGCGGCTCGATCGCCTGTGCCTGGTACTTCAAGAGGACGTTGGGCAGGCCGACGCTATCGATGACGAGGTCGAGGTTCGCCATGCTCTCGCGGCGAATAAGCTCCCATTCCTCTTTCGTCAGCGGGCCGCTCATCTGTTGATTTTCTCAGCGGTGAAGCCGAAAGCGCGGTCCCAACTCTTCGTCACGACCTCAAGTGCACTCGACAGATGCTTGACGTACTCCTGGACGCCGATCTGCGAAGTGTCGCCGATCAGACGTCGCTGGATCTCAATCTCGCGGCGCAGCGCGTTGTTGAGAGCGCATACCTGGTCGGGCGTAAGGCTGAGGCGGATGCCGTCACTCAATTGAGTTTCTCCCGCTGGGTCGGCGCCCGCACGACGTGCGCCGCGTTGACTGCAGCAACGATGATGTCGGCATGCTCGCGATGGTGTTCGCCGTAGCAGCCGCCGATGGCGATGCCGTTGGCGTCAATGAAGATCGTGGTTCGGGCGCTCTCGCCGTCCTCGATGTGTAGCGGCAATGAGAGGGCCTTCCCGGCGCTCATGTGCGCACCCCGAGGATCTGAGCCTTGATGGCATCGGCGGTCTCGGCCGACATGCCCTTCGACTTGGCCACGGTGTCGACGGCCTTCTCGACATCGGCCTTGAACTCCTTGGCCACGGTTGCGCGGCGCTGGGTCGAGACGCTCTGCGCCTGGCTGGCCATCTTGAGCGCCGTGGCGAGCTGCATGGCGCCGATCGGCGCCAGCCCGCTCTCGCCGGCGTCGGTCAGCAGCTCGAACACAAGAGTCTTGATCGCCTCGGCCGCGATCAGGGTGAGGTCGTCGGAGCTCTGCGCGTCGAATCGCTTCGAGATGGTGGCGGCGATCTCGCGGGTATCCTCCAGCCGCCTGGTCATCATGGCGAGCTTGATCGAGTAGCGGTTGAACGCCGAGAAGGACGGGATGACGAATTCCAGCTCGCCCTTATGCTCGGCCTGGAGCTCCTGCATCTTCAGGAAGAATTCCTGGTAGATCTCGGTCTGGGTCCGGTCGCGGTTCTGCAACTCGGTCGCGGCCCAGGTGATGATCGGCCCGCACTCGTCGGGCAGGCGCTCGATCGCAGAAAGCTGACCCCTGCCTTTGCGCGCCATGTCAGTTCACCGGCAGGCTGGTGCGCTTGACGCCGGCAAGGAAGCGGCGATGGGCTAGATGGTCCTTGCCGGCCGGTTGCAGCGTGGCGATCTGGATCGAGCCGGCCGGCGTCAGCCGCACCGCGTCCATCTCCTTCAGCCAGCCGAGTTCGCGCTCGACCCATTCGCGCTCGCGCACGATCATGAACATCTCGGCCAAAAGCCCCTGCAGCGCGCTGGACGTCGCGCTTTCGTTCGGCTGCTCGGCGAGCTCGCGCAGGATGATCAGGCGCGCTTCCTCTCGGATGATGCGGTCAAGGCTCATTTGTCCCTCTCGAATTCAAGATCCTGCAAGCGGGCAGCCATTGCCTGCACGGGATTGAGGCGCTCGCTCAACGTCTCGATGCGGCCGGTCAGCCGTTCGTCCAGGATGCCGACGCGACCGGACAGCTTCTCGATCGCCAGCGCCAGCGCCTGGGCCTGCTC